TCCTCTTGCTTGTGCTGATAGTCTTGCAAATCTTTGTGAATTTAATAAATTAGGTTTATATTTACTGTCTGGATTCAATGCATCCTTTGCGAGTAATGACTTTAGTTTATCTATTGCAGTCAATCTTTCTTTGCTTTTTCTATCTCTTCCTTGGTTGCATATCTCAATCCCCAAGTGTTATGCTGTGATTCTGGAACACCTATTTTTTTTACTGATTTTGTTTTATATTTTTCTGGATTGTCTGTGTATACAAATTCTCCTGCTTTAGTAGTATGATCATCGTCTACCTTTGGTTTCTTTTCTTCGTACTTGAATTGTTCTGGTTTAGCCTCATGTGATTGTCCTTCGTAATCGTTTGGTGCATCTACTTTTGTATCAGTTGATACTCCGTTAGTCGTTCTACCTGCTACGTTACCATATACTCCTTGTTCTACATCTGATTTTAACTGTTCAAGTAATCTTTGTGTTGCTGATTTTTTTGCTCCAAACACTGGTTTCTTTTTTTCCTTACCACCTTGACCAGTTACTTTAACTTTGCCTCTACCATGTCCTTTACCAGTTTGATTTTGACCTAATCTGTAAAAGTTTTGACCGTCATCACTGTATACATTATCACCACCTACTGTTGGTGCTCCTACTGGTGTGTTTGCACGTTGTTGAAATTTTTCTGATGGATTTTTAATATCTTTAGCTGGTTCTCTTTGCATGAGTTTTTTATTTCCAGTTGTCTGTTTCTTTGGTATTGGTGCTAATAGTTTACCTTTTTTTTGTAATTCATATAATACGCCTAATGCTTTTTTTAATGCTAAATCTTTTGGTGCTTCTTTACCCTTTGGTGTTCCTGTTACTGCCTCTTGTGTAAGTTCTTCCGAAGGTTGCTGCACGGTTAATCCGTATGTTGTACCTATATCATGTTCAGGTTTTTTTCCAACTGGTGCTTGTGAACCACCTTTTGGCAACGGAGTACCAATCTCACTAGTTTGTCCATGCAAAGATCTTGCATCGTCAGCAGAACTTTGTCTTGTCTGTGGATTTTCTAATGGTGTAGTTTTACTGTGTTTGTAACCTTGTCTGTAATCTGGGCTTACTGCTCCTTGCCCAGTTGATACTTTAGTTAGAACATCCTTTAGTTCCTGTGGCATCTGATTCCAAGCCTTGGATAATAATCTTGGAGAATAGGCTCTAGCCTTCTGAAGTTGTTCAGTTCTCTCTTCCATAGACATATCATCCCAAGCCTTGTTTACTATAATATCCTTAACAAAGAAAGTTTCATCTAATGGAACTTGATAGAATTTGCCATCCTCTTTAAATACTGTAACATAAGTTGCACTCATCTTGGTTACTACACCATGATTTTCTTGCCCATTTACGAAGTAATTAATCTCGTCTCCTACCTTAGTTTTTATTATCTTGTTCATTGTCATTTTCCTTACCTTTACTTTCTCTAGATACTATATAAGTTTCACTAATATTACTAGGAGACTGTATTTCTCCTACAGGTTTTCCTATTAATGAAGGTTCATTGTAACTTTCCATAGGATATACATTTGCTACACCTAAATCTCCATATCCGCTAGCATCTTTTTCTAATTTATATAGGAATTCTTCCATAGCTTTTATCAATGATTTCTTTTTACGTCTTGTATTACGCCTATTAACTCCTGAAGCATATGATTCTGAAAAATTACCTGTGCTTACCATTTGTTCTCTACCTCTTTCTATTTGTTGTTCTCTTTTTCTATCTACTTCATCTTGTCTTGGTGCTCCACGAGAGAATTCACTTGTGAAATCTGATGTTGATACAGTCTTCTTTCCTTTCTTTCCTTTCTTTCCTTTAGGTTTTTCAACCTTCTTGCCACTCGACAATGCCTCTCTTTTTTTCTTAGATGCTTCGTGTTCTCTTTTTAGTCTCTCTAATGCATCTGCATTACTCTCTTGTTTCTTTTCTTTCTTTTTCTTTTTTGGTTCTTCTTTTATCTGTGAAGTTGATGCTGTCGCTGTCTGAGAAGTCTTGTCATCTGGTTTTGGTATTGCACCGCTTTGTGTTCTAGATGTTTCTGTAGATGTTGGTGTTGGTGCTTTACTATTTGTCAATGGTTTTTCTTTTTCACCTCTTCCTAATAATCTGTTTAAGAATTTTCTTGACTTTGATTCTTTTTTGTTTTCTTTTTTGTTTTGTTTACTTGAAGTATTTGTAATTGGTGCTGCACTGTCTTTTACCCCACCTGTAGTAGGTTCATCTGTTTTTACACCTGTTGAAACGGTTCTTGACAAAGGTGATTTTCCTCCGTATGGTTGTTTGTTGCTTACTGCAAATGTTTCTGCTGGTTTCTTTTCAGTTCCTTTAGGTAATGCTGCTCTTACTTTAGGTTTTTCAGTGAATCCTTTCCATCCTGTACCTGCACCTGTGCTTAATAATCTAGAATCTTCTTCATTCTTTGCTCCTCCAGACAATGGACTACCTGTTGATCTGTTCCATCTTCTTTCTTTTGATATTTTTACTAATGATTTGTTTAATTTTGCCACTTTGTTTAGTTTCTTTTTTAACTTTTCAATCTCTTCTAACTTACCATCTGTTAAATCCTCTAATGGTTGTTCCTTAGATTGTGCTGCTTTTAGTCTACTAATAAGATCTTTTCTCATTTTGGGATTTTTAACATCTCTTATTAGATTGTCTATTAACTTTTCTAGTTCTCCCATATATAAAAGAGGTAGTGTTTGTATTTAAATTTAACCGAACATAGCCTTTCGTAAGTTCTTACCTACATCCATTACATGCCATGTTCCGCCTGCTGACATGGCTTTACATGCTAAAACAAGACTGTCTGGATAGTCGTCATGTTCATCTGATTTAATTTTCATTATACCTGTCTCGGTATATTCTCTTCGTAAATAGGACAGTTGGTATATCAGTTTATTAACCTGTTTTAGTTTAATCCTGTGGTTCTCAAACAACAGTCTTAGGTTCTTATACATCTCTGCCTTCTCCTGTAATGAAAATATGACACCTCTTACTGGTGTTCCTTGTGCTCTAGCCAAGTCTACCAAACCTCCACCAAGTCCAGTCTCATCCACGAAGACTGTTTCTATATTATATTTTCTACAAAAGTCCTGTATTCTGCCTGATACCTGAACTACGTTAGATTGTGCTTCATGTTCTACCTCCTCTATAAATGCTACATCATTACTGTCCACACCTATTACTGTAAATACTGTCTCGTCTCTACCTGTTCTTGCTACGTCTACACCCATGTAATATGTGACTCTGCCTTTAGGTTTATAGTCAGTAATAGCTTCCATGATAAGACTGTTAGGAATAAGGGCATCACCAATATCCAGAAAGTTACCTTCGATTTCCTGTACGTATGCATCTCTAGTCAAGTTCTTGATTTCCTCTACAAACGCAGGATCGTCATTGATCATAGGGTTATCAAGTGATGATACGTGAAACTCTGTCCATACACCGTCTGGTTTTGTAGGCTTGGAATTCAAACATGCCTCATAGAAATAACCTGCCTTACTGAATGGCGTGGATGTCAGCCATACTCTTGACTTTGTAGCCATACCAGAAGGTAGAAAAGCCTTTAGTATATCTGTCTTAATAAAACTGCACTCGTCAGCGATAATTACGTGTGGAGAATAACCTCTCAGTCCTGTACCTGTCTCACCAGTTGCTCTTGTGATAATCTTACTCATACCTGAGTTGTCTAAGAAGTTAATCCAAAGTTCTGATTGTGTGTTCCTAACCACGTATGAACGCAAGAAATCACTGTTCATCACAAGCGTTCTGATTCTGTCAAACATGATACTAGCCTGATTTTGTGTAGGTGCTGCTATGACTATGGTACAGTCTTTAGATACTGTCTCTAATAACAAGGGAGCAAAGAAGGCAAAGTGAATTGTCTTTACTGCTGTAGACATTGTTTTTCCTACTTGTCTACCAGAACGATATACTATGAATCTTTCTTGACAGTCAACATAATTCTTATTATATTCAAACAGTTTATGATCTAGAAATATCTCACTAAACTTGCTAGGCTTTGTAATACAATCTGTAAGAGATTCCACAAAATTTTTTCTCTCTTCTATAAAAGTGTCTGTTGGTTTTACCAAATTAATCACTGGCTTTCTGAGCCTTTATCTGTCGGAAGATAGACTCTATGTCTCCTTGTTTGTTAAATCTTTGTTCTTCACTAACTACTATTTTGCTTGATATCTCTCCTATAGTGTTTATAATTTTAAGTAAAGTATTGACCTCTGATTTAGTATTTCTGTCTGGTATGTTGCCATCAAATTTTGATTCTGTCAATGCCATTAGTACATTTTCAAACGATAGTTTTGCTAACATGTCTAGCATTGTTTTTACATGTTCTGGATTACGTGTATCTAATTCATTAATTAATTGTACAAAGTCCTTCCTAATTGCACACATAGCACCTGCCTCATATTTTGGACATTTGCCATTTCCTCCTGTATCTATTGACCTGTATACACACTGATCACATAGAGCAGGTATGTTTGCTGTCTTTAGATGTTTTGCAGAGTTGAACGGTGATACTGTTTTTCTACCATCAACAACAACTTTTGCTCCTTGTTCGTCTAATGGCTGAATTTTAAATATATCAGACATATAAATCAGTTAAAAAAACAAATATTTAAAGATTAAAATTGTCTTCTAATATGTTTAATTGCTTGCACATTGGCATGTAAAGAAGTGCAAATGGTGCTTTGAGCAACGCATAGTATTCTCCATCAAGTATATCATTCTTATTTACGTTGATAATTTCTAAATATTCCTTGTGTATTTCACAGGCGTGGTTAAGCATAGGCTTCATAGACTTTCCCTTCTCTCCAAAGAACATGAAGTTAGTAGAGTTATTGTTCCATACCTCACATTTTTTTGACATGGCTGCTGATATCCATCCTGAAGTATCTAATGATTCAAACTGTCTTGTCTGTGAAACATACCTTCCTTTTGCAAGTCCGTGATATTTTAGATTAGCTGGTAGTTTTCTTATCTGATCTTCTGTTTCTTCTCTTCCATGTATCTCTCCTAAACACACATAGGAATCTGATTCTGGTCTTAGCTGTGACAGATGATGAAGATAGTTTTCCTGCAATACTGGTATTGTCCAGTCTATTCCCATCTCCCTTTCTTTTCTGTAATACTTTAGTGTCTCATTCATATTGTAAAAAACGTCAAACTGAGTTGCGTAGTCATATGATTCTCTGTGTTTTTTTAGCAGTTCATAGTACCTGTCAGGATCAGTCTTTGTTCCTGCGACCACAAATATCTTATCAAATTTGTCTCTAAATTTTGTAATATTGGCGTAAGAATACTTGAATGATAACATCACATTTTTTACCTTGCACTGCTCAAGTGCTTCCATATGTGCCTTGTTGTTACCGTTGAAATATATTTTCAATATTTACTTAACCTGCACCAATTATCTTATGACAGTGACAGTCACATTTAATCAGTCCTGCATATTGAACTGGACAAGAATGATGCATTTTTCTTTTACATGCAGGGTATATCATTTTTCGTTCCATTTTTTCCTATTGTCTTCAAAACAAGTTGAAGCAAAAGGACACATACCGTCACATAAGAAACATTTTGTTCTCTCAGGTAGATTACATTCTACCATAGAATCTTTAAGTATACGTGCTTTGTTAACCATGTCAGCCAATGTCTCTTCTATAGGCTTTAGTTTGAATGATATTACTGATGGTTTGTCTCTAGAATCTTTTTCAATTCTATTTGATATGTAAACTACACATCCAAATTCTGCATCTATGTCATAACACTTCTTAAGCAATACTCTGTATCTGTTGATCTGAGCTACGTGTGACTCACTTGCTTTAGATGTAGCCCTGCTGAAATAATCAATAGAGCCTGTTGTTTTTTTATCGCATATGACCCACTTGTCTCCTACCTTTACCAAGTCATCTATACTTCCGTATATTATGTCAAGGTGTTCAGGATCTTCTGGTGGTATCTGTAATGCTTCTTCTCTTGTCAATGGCTCGTCTTTGACATAGTTGTATGCTAAGAATTTTTCATGATGCTGTGGTTCTGCAATCATTGAATTTGAGTGTACCACTTGTCCAAAATATAATGACTTCATATCTTCAGTACTCATCGTATGTGGTGTGATTTTATTATAAACTACATTCCTCATACATGGTTTTATTACATCTGATACATGTATGACACCTAACCTTTCAGTTTTCAATGCTTCCATCTGTGATCTTCTAAAACCAAAATATATTTCGTCTTGTATATCTGATAATTTTATCATAAATAACTTACAGTGATTAATTATATAAATCTATCTAGTAAGATCCTATTGATTCACAACCACAATTTTCTGATGGTTCTCCCTGTTCTGGTACAGGGTATAGACATCCTTGATTACCTTCATGTGTTATCTGTGGATGATTACATTTATTGCATATGCCTGAAACTATCTTGATTTCTCCCATTAGTAACTTTCCTCTATTACAAAGTTAAACGTGCGTGATTGTTCAGTGATTACATCTGATGTTGATTTGATCTCTACTTCTCCTTCCCATATGCCTGCGTTTGCAAGTACTGTATCTGTTGCTGTTAGAGTATAACTCACAATACCGCTTGCTCTGGTTTCAAATGTTATGGTTCCATTTACTACTAGTGTTCCATCTGGTTTCCATACCTTCCATTTACCTGTAGAATATGATGTAGTATTTGATAAATTCAATGCTGTTCCTGTGTAATCAGTCATTGTTAATGTTAATTTTACTCTGTCTCCTACCTTTACACGGTATTCTACGTCTCTATAGTTAAGATTACTGCTCATGTTTTTACTTGATTTCCTCGCTTAAATATTTTGACTATCTTTCCTGTTGCTCTGCCCTTAGATACGAGTCCTCGTGCGAATCCACGAACAGGATTTGTGATTTGTTGTATGCCTAACTCTGATTTTCTTGCTATATTTTCTACCAATCCCACTGTTTCATTGATATATTTTACCATTACACGCCTAATTGTGAATGTTTCGGATATACTTAATGTCTCATTTATATATCTTAATATTGATCTAAATCTAGCGATGTTCTCTGTCAATGCAAGAGTCTCATTTACAGGTCTTAGTAATACTTTAAGTCTGTTGTTTGTTTCTGTAGTCTCTTCTGTCTCATTTACCATATGTCTTATTGCCTTTAACCTGTTTGCTGCTTCGCTTATACCTAATGACTCGTTTGCATATCTGTATAACTGCATGACATCTCCTTGGAACTCCTGTATTGATTGATTTTCATTTATCAATCTGAACATTACTTTTGGATTTAGTAACGATTCAGTTAGTCCTAGTGTCTCGTTTACATATTTTGCAATAGTCTTATACCTTGATATTGTTTCAGTTGTTTCCTCTGTCTCGTTTACATATCTGTTCATACTCATGAGACGATTAATGCTTTCCACTTCCTCTATTGTCTCTGCTACAACCCTGCGAAGTATTCTTGATATTGTAAGTGCCTCTGCTAATGATTCATTTTCATTTACAACCCTTGTCATTGTTTTTGGATTGAGTAATGATTCAAGAAGTGAAACTGATTCAGTAACAATTCTGATAAGCAACTTTAATTTTGTCACATTTTCTGTAAGTGCAAGTGTTTCTGCTACTGCTCTTACCATACTCATGTTTCTTGTAATTGATTCGGTCACTGATTCACTCTCATTTACGTAGCGATTTATCTCCATTAATCTAGCAAGTGTCTCAGACATTGATAATGTCTCATTGATTGACCTAAGTATATCTCCTAATCTTGAAACTGATTCTGTTGTACTTTCTGTCTCATTGATTGACCTAAGTATTGCTTTTAGTCTAATAGGTGCTTCAGTTATTGCCTCTGTCTCACTAATGGTTTTTACCATGTCCATTAATCTTGTTACTGTTTCTGTAAGTCCTTCTGTCTCATTGACATATCTTGACATGGTTCTTGTTGATAAAAGTGATTCTGTCAAAGATTCGTCTTCATCTACTGCTCTAAGCAAGCCTAACAATATTGATGTGTTTTCAGATAGAGATTCTGTCTCATTAACATATCTGAACAACTGCATGACATCTCCTTGGAATTCCTGTATTGATTGTGTTTCATTAACTAATCTTAACATTTCTCTTTTCTGTGCATATGCCTCTGATATTGCTACTGTTTCTGATATTGATTTTAGTATTGTATTTAGAAATACAGTTGCCTCTGTAAGTGCAAGTGTTTCTGATACAATTTTTATTATTTCTGGTCTTACATCAAATACATTATTCTGAAACACATTCTTTTGATATGTATAGTCTCCCCATTCTTGTTGGTATGCATTGTTCTGAAATACATTTGACTGAAAAACTTTTGCTATTTTAACCAATTTAAACTACCTACAGTTCAGTCCAAGTGTTGTTGTATAAGACGTACTCTTTGTTTAGGTCAGTATCATAATAGATTGCACCGTCTTGAACGTTTAATGTTTCTGTACCGTCACTACCTAATACTGTGACATTAGTTCCAGATTCCCATTCTCCTGTTCCACCTGACAAATTTGGTGTAACTGATGTAAATTGTGAAGATTGAGTAGATTTTCCTACCATTTCAGCTCTTGACGGAGCTGTACCTGCTCCTGCTGTGTTTCTACAATTTTCAAAACCAATAAATAATTTTTCTTCTGATGCTATATTAATACAGAAAATAATTTGGAATCTATCATGTGCTGTGGATTCTCCTATTGTCATAAATGCCTGACTTGTTCCTGTTGAATCAGTAGCTCCATTATGTGAATATCTTGATGCATAATTAGTTGAAAAACTATTATCAACATTTAATTGTGTTGAACAAGATGAATTAGTTTGGAATCCATGTAACATTATATTATTAAATTTATTTGCTGTTACTGTAAAATTAATAGGATCAGTTTGAGTTGTCAATGTTGTACTACCTGCTTTAATCCATGCCATTAGTCAGCACCCCATATTTTCATTATTGCACCTGCATCAAAGTTTAGATTCATACAATGAATAGAAGTGATTTGATCTGATGTGTTAGCCCATTTACAAGCTATTTCTCCTCTGTTTCCGATTTGTCCTGCACCTGCTGTATTTCCAAAAGCAGAGTGTCCTAGAAATAATTTTTCTGTACCTGCATTGTTAATTATAAATCCTGTAAACATAGCCATTTCTCCTGCTGTGTTTCCATCTCCACCTATGTTTGCAGATGCTTGATTTGCATAAGCATAATCAGTTCCATTTATACTATTTCTCTGTGCATAATTAGAACCTGTATCTCCGTTAAATTGAAAGCGTGGAGAACCTGTACCTGAACCACTTGCTTTCTTGCCAACTATTTGATACATGAGATATTTCTTAGCTGTGAACGTTCCACTTTGTATAGTTCCTGATGTAGTAGTTGTGGTACTGTCTAATTCTTCCCAGAAATTAGTAGTATGTGAATCTGATGGATCATATCCTAATACGACAACTTCTGAACCATCAGCATAAGTTCCACCATTCATCATTTGAAATTTACCTATAGTATCACTTGCAGTAGATGGAACCCATTTACTTGCAACTTCACTTCTTTGTGGAGCTTGAGAAGCACCTGTAGTAACTGACCTAACCATGTGATTCATAATCAATTTTTCTTTATTTGTTAAATCTGCAATATATTCAACTACAAATTTTCTATCTCCACTTTGCCACCCATTATCAAGTCTTACATAAGTAGCTTGTGAAGATGCATCTGTTCCACCGTTTGATGATTGCCTGTTATGATAATTATTTCCTGTGTCTATTGAAGAATTGCCTAACCTATGTAATCCAGAGAAATCACTCGTTTGAGTATAATCCATTAAAATCATATAATATCTTTTATCTGGAATTGATGAAACATCTATTGTTGCACTTGCACCATCAAGTGTAGTTCTTCCAACTTCTACCCAGCCACCAACACTACCACTTGGCAAACCTAAAGCAGGTCTTTCTGCTGTAGTTCCTCTAAGTCTGTTTCCTGCTAACCATTCT